TAAAAACTTATAAATAAGTGTATGCTACTTAGAGAATTCATTTATTTCAATCCCGAAGAAAACGAAATGCGGGACAAAGGTCGTTACGAACCCAAACACGACAGCAGTGTGATCAAGTCCACGGATCTACGAAAAAGCCGACTCACACTGGGCATGTTGAATGAACTACGCAAGGCCGGCGATGCTCGCGAAAGAGAGCAAAAAGAAGAATCACAATTGGTTAAAAAAATGTATTCACTACCTAAAGAACCTGCTCCTGGTATCTAAAAACCACTGTTTCCTGCTCACAGATTAAAACGGCGTGTTTTTCACCCATTTTGTATAAGTATTCTACAATGGTTGTAAATATTAGCTGACAGCCTTGCCAGTGTTAAATTTAAAAAAGGAGAACCCGCAATGTCTAAAAAGTTTGAAAAACTATTAGATTATCTAGTTAACGAGGAAACAGACAAAGCCAATGAACTGTTTCATGAAATTATCGTTGAAAAATCTAGATCGATCTACGAAAATTTAATTGCCGAAGAAGAAATGGATGACGAAGAAATGGATGAAGCTCGTGAAGAAGATGACGAGGAAGAAATGGATGAGATGTACCACTATGACGATGACGCCGAGAAAGGCGGTCGATCCAATCCATCCAAGGATAAATTGGCCAATAGACGTGCAGATGCAATAGCCAAATACGGTGACGAATACAAAGCCATGCGTACCGGAACCACTGCCAGCGGCGAGCCATATCCCGAGCACTTGAAAAAACACTACGACATGGGCGGACCAACAGGACGCTTACCCGAAGAAATGGAAGATGAGTCCATGATGGATGAAGAAGAAAGCATGTTTGAAATCGGTAATGATTCAGAGCATGAACTGGGCGGCGACGAATCCGATGAATTTCTCGATTCTGTAGAAGATCATGATGCCATGCACGATGCCGGCGAAGAAATGGACGACGAACATGAAATGGACGACGAACATGAAATGGACAGCGATGCACACGATGAACTACACAATGACGTGCTAGATCTTAAAGATATGGTCAAGAATCTAGAATCTGAAATGAGCAAGATTCTAAACGACATGCACGGCGAAGAAGAAGAGGACGATGAAGAAGAGGAAGAAGATAGTGAAGAAGAGGACGATGAAGAAGAGGAAGATTTTGACGAGTCTTTTGTGCGCGAATATCGCGAACTAGTCCGCGGAAAACAAAGCAATTATTCTTCAGGAAGTCCAAATGAAGAAGGCGGCGTTTTTAAGAAGAGCGCTATCAACACTGATTTTAAAGGTCGTCCAGATGGCGGAAAGGCTAGCCCAAGAAACATTGCTACCGACAACGGCGCAGATCTAGATCAGGACGGTACTACTCCACGTGGAAAAGCTGCCGGTTTAGTCAAGGACAGCGGTAAGAAATTTACCGATAAAGTTGATCAAAACGTTGATGGCAAAGAAACCAAAGGCTATGTACACAATGCCAAGCGTACTAACAAGGAAATGAGCGTCAATGACAAAGACGTTCTGCCCAAGCGCTAAGGAATTGAGATGAAACAACTAGCCTATCTAAGAGAAAATCTCAGTTTTGATCAAGCTCGTGTGGAAATATACGAGTCTGAAGAGAGAGGTAGCAAAAATCTTTATCTTAAAGGTATAGCTATCCAAGGTGGTATTCGTAACGCTAATCAGCGGGTTTATCCGGTTAACGAAATTACCAATGCTGTCAAAACTCTAAATGATCAGATACAAAATGGATATTCAGTGCTAGGCGAAGTTGATCATCCTGATGACCTAAAAGTAAATTTGGACCGTGTTAGCCACATGATTACAGACATGTGGATGGACGGTCCTAATGGATATGGGAAGATGAAAATTCTTCCCACTCCGATGGGCAACTTGATTCGTACGATGCTTGAAAGCGGAGTGAAACTTGGAGTCAGCAGCAGAGGCAGCGGCAACGTTGACGATCGCTCTGGCGAAGTGGCCGATTTTGAAATCATAACAGTTGATATTGTTGCCCAACCTTCGGCGCCAGGAGCTTATCCTACTCCGGTTTATGAACACTTGATGAACAGTCGAGGCGGTTATAAAGCGATTAGGACGGCGCAAGAAGTCAAAGAAGATCCAAAAAAACAGCAGTATCTCCGAGAGGCGATGCTGAAATTAATTAGCGGTTTGAAATAACCGTATAGGAGACAGTGATGTTGGACGCATTCAAACATTTGGTAGAGTCTGGCGTGATGACAGAAGAAACGAAGTCAGTAGTTGAAGCTGCATTTGCCGCTAGGATTCAAGAGAATCGCGATCAAATCACCGCTGAACTACGCGAAGAATTTGCTCAAAAATACACGCATGATAAAGGTGTTATGGTTGAAGCAATTGATCGCATGTTGAGCGAGAGATTGGCCGCAGAAATGGCTGAATTCGCTGAAGATAAAAAAACACTAGCCGAGGCTCGTGTGGAATATCAGAAGAAAATGAAGGGTGATGCTAAGATTTTAGAATCATTTATCACGGATCAGCTGGGTAAGGAATTGGTAGAATTCCAGAACGATCGCAAGAAAGTTTCTGAAAATTTTGCCAAATTGGAACAGTTTGTTGTTCATGCATTGGCAAAAGAAATCACAGAATTTGCTCAAGACAAGCAGGAGCTAGCAGAAGCTAGAGTCAAGCTGGTCAGAGAAGCCAAGGCAAAATTTGAAGATATAAAAACAAAGTTTATTAAGCGCGGAGCTAGAGTGGTTGAATCTACAGTGGCAAAACAGTTGACTTCTGAAATCAAGCAATTGAAAGAAGATATTGACAGTGCACGTACCAACGATTTTGGTCGTCGCTTATTTGAAGCATTTGCTCAGGAATATTCCTCATCTTATCTCAATGAGAAATCTGAAACAAGTAAATTGTTAAAGGTCCTTGCTAAGAAAGATATGGAAATTACTGAAACAAAGAAAGCCCTAGAGAAGAAGCAGCGTATTGTTGAATCCAAGGACCGCGAAATCCGCGTAGCCAACGATCTAGCAGAACGCAAAGCGCTTATGGGCGAAATGTTAGCTCCGTTAGGTGCTGACAAAAGAGAAATGATGCGCAGCTTGTTAGAAAGTGTAGAAACTTCCAAATTGGCTTCCGCATTTGACAAATACCTACCCGCAGTAATGGAAGGCGAGCGAAAGAAAGCAGCGAAAGCTACTTTAACCGAATCGACTGCCGTGACCGGCAATCGTGAAGTTAAAGCACAGCCACAGGTAGGCTTAGATAATATCTTAGATATCCGCAAGTTAGCGGGTCTAAAATAACTTATATTCAAGGAGACATAAATGTCACAGTTATTAAATGAAAGATGGTCCGAGACAAAGGAAGCTCTGCTTGAAGGCCTATCAGGTAATCGTCGTTCTTCTATGCAGGTTTGCTTAGAAAACACTCGTCGTTACTTGGCAGAAGCTGCAACAGCAGGTGCAACCAGCAGTGGTAACGTAGCAACACTTAACCGTGTAATTCTACCAGTTATCAGACGTGTGATGCCCACAGTTATTGCCAACGAAATCATCGGCGTACAGCCAATGACTGGCCCTGTTGGTCAAATCCATACTCTACGTGTTCGTTATGCTGACAGCAGCGGCGACGGTGCAGTAGTAGCCGGTGAAGAAGCACTAAGCCCGTTCAAGATTGCTGCTGCCTACTCTGGTAACAACGTTGACGCGATTCCAAAAGCCGCTTCAACCAGCCAGTTAGAAGGTCAGCCAGGTAAGAGAATGAGCATCCAGATCCTCAAGGCTCCAGTAGAAGCCAAGTCACGCAAGCTATCAGCTCGTTGGACTTTTGAGGCTGCACAGGATGCACAGGCTCAGCAGGGAATTGACATCGAAGCAGAAATCATGGCAGCACTAGCCCAGGAAATCACGGTTGAAATCGACCAGGAAATCCTAGCTTCGCTACGTGGTTTGGCCTCAGTTGATGAAACATATGACCAGGCTCTAGTTTCTGGTACAGCCACATTCGTCGGTGACGAACATGCTGCACTAGCTATCCAGATCAACCGTGTCAGCAACCTAATTGCACAGCGTACACGTCGTGGCGCAGGCAACTGGGCTGTGGTTTCAAACCAGGCTCTAACAATCCTCCAGAGCGCAACAACTTCTGCGTTCGCAAGAACAACCGAAGGCACATTTGAAGCTCCAACAAACACCAAGTTTGTTGGTACATTAAATGGCGCGATGAAAGTTTATGTTGATGCCTACAAGGTTGATACAGACAACAACAACCAGGTTCTAATTGGTTATAAGGGTTCAAGCGAAGCAGACGCACCTGCTTTCTATTGCCCATATATTCCTCTAATGAGCTCCGGTGTTGTACTAGATCCAAGCACCTTTGAACCAGTAGTTGGCTTCCTAACCCGTTACGGTTATGTTGAGTTGTCAAATACTGCATCGTCACTAGGCAATGCAGCTGATTACTTGTCCAAAGTGGCGATCAACAGCGCTACAGTAAGCTACAAGTAAGTTTTACTTATTTGTTGATTACACAGAAAGCCCGCCCAGTGCGGGCTTTTTGTTGAGAGAATAAAATAAATACCCGATGCGTATACATGAAATCATAACAGAATTAGACTTTAAAGGTTCCAAATGCACCAAAGACTGCTCAGGACATCAAGCAGGATATGCCTGGGCCACACGCAAGAATATTCGCAATCCCAATCAATGCCCGCCCACTTCCAATGCCAGTTTTCAAAAGGGTTGCAAGATTAAAGGACATGGAAGATAAAGAATTTTATATAAATAACACTGTCCCT